GAGAATGTGCACCATGAGGATAGTAATATAAAAGAACAAATTACAGCGTTAAGATCAATTGGTGAAGTTGATGGTATAGATGCGTTTAAGAAGAAGACAGAAATTACGCATAAAATGGAGACGATGGAAGAAGTTGAGAAAGAATTACTTAGTATGCTAAGTGAACTAAAACAAAAAGCGTTAATAAAACCTAAATCTGAAATTATAGATGTAGAAATTGTAGAAGATGCCAGAGACGAAACTAACGAGTAAAGATATTGAGGAGTTACAAGGTTTAATCGGAGTAGCAGAAGGTCCGGATAAAATTAAACTTCAAAGACTTCTTAAAGTATATAAAAGCAAGGTTGTCGAGAAATCGGGCAAAGAAACTTTTTTAGATTTTATACAACATGTATACCCAGGTTACATGATAGGGGATCACCATAGAAAACTTGCACAAATATTTGAAGACATTGCTAACGGAGTTAAGAAAAGAGTTATCGTTAACATTGCTCCTCGGCACGGTAAATCGGAGCTTATTTCATATCTTGCGCCGGCATGGTTCCTTGGCAAGTACCCACATAAGAAAGTTATTATGGCATCTCACACAGCTGATTTGGCAGTTAACTTTGGGCGTCGTGTGCGTAACCTCGTGGGTAGTGACGCTTATAAAGACATATTTCCGCAAGTAGAATTACAAGCAGATAGTAAATCGGCATCACGATGGGGGACAAACTTTAATGGAGAATATTTTGCAATTGGTGTGGGTGGTGCCCTCGCTGGTCGCGGGGCTGATTTGTTTATCATTGATGACCCACACTCTGAGCAGGATGCTAAGCTTGGACGAGCTGATGTATTTAAGCCTGCTTGGGAGTGGTTTCAGTCTGGCCCTCTTCAACGTCTTATGCCGGGTGGCGCGATAATTGTAGTGATGACTCGGTGGTCTAAGTTAGACTTGACTGGCGAGATTGTGAACCAGATGGTAAAGCAAGAAGGCGTAGATGAGTGGGAGATCGTAGAATTTCCAGCGATTATTGAGAACAAACAAGGTGAACAAGAACCACTATGGCCTGAGTTTTGGCCACTTGATGAGCTCTTAGCTAAGAAGGCTGCGCTAGATGTACGGTACTGGAATGCACAGTATTTACAAAATCCTACATCAGAAGAAGGCGCACTGATTAAAAGAGAGTGGTGGAAGATATGGGAAGGCGAAGATCCGCCTACATGTGAGTTTACGATCATGAGTCTAGACGCGGCTCAAGAAGCTAATAACCGTGCCGATTATAACGCATTAACTGTATGGGGTGTCTTTTTTAACGAAGAAACCAATAACTATAATATAATACTATTAAATAGTATTAAGCAACGACTCGAGTTCCCTGAGCTTAAAACACTTTGTATAGATGAGTATAAAGAATGGGAACCTGATGCATTCTTAGTAGAAAAGAAATCTAACGGAGCTGCACTCTATCAAGAGTTTAGACGGATGGGTATTCCCGTCGGTGAGTTCACACCAGGTAAAGGGCAAGACAAGATATCTCGTGTAAACTCTGTGTCAGATTTATTTAGAAGTGGTATAGTGTGGGCTCCAGATAGACGATGGGCTCATGAGGTTATAGAAGAGTGTAATGACTTTCCTAGTGGCGCGAATGATGACTTGGTTGATAGCACAACACTAGCATTGATAAGATTTAGACAAGGCGGATTTATTAGATTACCTAGTGATGAGGCCGAAGATATACCAGGATTTAGAGGTTCTCGAAACAGATTATACGCAATATAAGGAAATAATATGGCAGACAATATGGATAAAAGTTTAAGTCAAGCACCTAAGGGATTAGAAGAATTAGCGATGGGTCAACCTGATCTATCAATTGAAATTGAAAATCCTGAGAGTGTAACACTTGATGATGGCAGTATGGAGATTACAATCATTCCAGGTAAAGACGTTGCTGGTGATGAGTTCAATGCTAACTTAGCAGATGATTTAGATGAAGGACAACTTACAGAGTTATCAGGTGATCTTATTGGTGAATACGATGCCGATATCTCATCCAGAAAAGATTGGCTAACTACATATGTAGACGGCTTAGAATTACTAGGTCTTAAAGTAGAAGACCGTACAGAACCGTGGCCTGGGGCATGCAATGTGTACCACCCCTTGATGACAGAAGCGCTTGTTAAATTCCAAGCTGAAACTATGATGGAGACATTTCCAGCATCGGGCCCAGTTAAAACACAAATCGTAGGCAAACTTACGACAGATAAAGAACAAGCTGCAGAACGTGTACAAGAAGACATGAACTTTCAGCTTATGGATAAAATGCCTGAGTATCGACCAGAGCATGAAAGAATGTTATGGGGACTAGGTTTAGCAGGTAACGCGTTTAAAAAAGTTTACTATGATCCAAACTTAGAACGCCAAGTTTCTATGTATGTTCCTGCGGAAGATATTGTTGTTCCATATGGTGCGTCTAATTTAGAAACATGTGAACGTGTCACACACGTCATGAGAAAAACTAAGAATGAATTAAGAAAATTAATGGTAGCTGGGTTTTACCGTGATGTAGATCTTGGTGAACCATTTTTAGATATTGATGAAGCAGAGAAAAAGATTGCAGAGAAGTTAGGATTTAATCCTACAGAGGATGACAGATATAAGATCCTCGAAATGCATGTAAATTTAGATTTAGAAAACGGTGATAGTGAAGATGGTATTGGTGTCCCTTATGTAGTTACAATTGAAAAAGGCACAGGTACTATTTTAGCCATACGTCGTAACTGGAACCCAGACGATAAACTCAAATTAAAACGTCAACACTTTGTTCACTACGGTTACATACCAGGCTTTGGTTTCTATTGCTTCGGTTTAATTCATTTGATAGGTGCTTTCGCCAAGTCAGGTACTATGATCTTACGTCAACTTGTTGACGCGGGTACTCTATCAAACCTTCCAGGCGGGTTGAAATCACGTGGCTTACGTATTAAAGGTGATGACACACCGATTGCTCCAGGTGAATGGCGTGACGTAGATGTACCAAGTGGTGCAGTGCGTGACAATATCTTACCGCTTCCTTACAAAGAACCTTCACAAGTATTAAACCAATTGATGAATCAAATCATCGAAGAAGGTCGTGCGTTTGCTAATGCTGATGGATTAAAAGTTTCAGACATGTCTGCGAACGCTCCAGTCGGTACTACATTAGCTATTCTTGAAAGAACATTAAAAGTAATGTCAGCTGTACAAGCTCGTATTTACTATGCGATGAAACAAGAATTTAAACTTCTTAAAATCATTATTCGTGATTACACTCCGAAAGAATATTCATACGAACCTGAAGTAGGTGATAGAAGAGCTAAACAATCTGACTACGATAATGTAGATGTGATTCCAGTAAGTGATCCAAATGCGGCAACGATGTCACAGAAAGTTGTGCAATATCAAGCTGTTATGCAGATGGCTCAACAGTATCCACAGATCTATGACTTACCAGAACTTAATAAACAAATGCTCGAAGTATTGGGTATTAAAAATATTGGTAAGCTTATTCCTAGTGCAGATAGTATAACGCCAAAAGATCCTGTGACAGAAAACATGGCGATCCTAAATGGCAAACCTGTTAGAGCATTTATCTACCAAGATCATGAAGCACATATTCAAGTACATATGGCAGCAATACAAGATCCTAAAATTCAACAAATGGTCTCACAAAACCCTCAAGCATCTACGATTCAAGCTGCAGCTATGGCACATATTAATGAGCACGTTGCGTTTGAGTATAGAAAACAACTTGAAGAACAATTAGGTGTACCGCTACCAGCTCCAGATGAAGTATTACCGGAAGACGTTGAGTACGAGATTTCTAAACTTATGGCTCAAGCAGCGGGCAAATTGCTAGCTAAAGACCAATCAGAAGTTCAACAACAACAAGCTCAACAACAGCAACAAGATCCAATTATTCAAATGCAACAACAAGAGTTGGCCCTTAAAGCGCAGGACTTACAACTTAAAGCGCAAAAAAATCAAGCAGATATTGAGATTGAGCATATGAGAGTTGGCATTGAAAAGATGCGAGTTGAATCACAAGAAAGAATTGCCGGAGCTACATTAGGTGCACAAACTGTTAAAGATACTAAAGAGCTTGCAGCTAAACAATTTACTGAAGGCACTCGATTAGGTATTGATGCAGTTAAGTCACACACAGATCAAGAACTCCGCAAAGAACAAACGCAACTTCAACACCATGCTCAGATGGAACAAGTTAAAGTACAGCAAAGGAATCAACAAAAATCTAAGGAGTAACATATGGACCAAACGCTAGAGCTATTATTGTCTCGAATAGATGATCAGCGCAAACAAGTTTTAGATAATTTAGGAGACGGAGCAGCAAAAGATTTTGCTTCGTACACTAATATGACTGGATATATACGAGGTCTATCCGTCGCAGAAAGTATGATTAAAGACCTTGCACAAAGAATGGAGACATTTGAAGATGAGTGAACAAATACTCACGATGAATAAAAATTTGGTAGATGCAACTGGTCGACCGATTGTTATTCCGACATTAGATGCAGTAGAAGCAGAAGATATACCGATTGAAGAACGTGGTTTACAGTTACCTGAACCTAAAGGATACAAGATACTTTGTGCGATTCCTGACGCTTCAGAAACATACAAAGGTGGTATTGTAAAAGCAGATTCAACTAGAACTGTAGAAGAACATTCAACTGTAGTTTTATTTGTAGTAAAAGTAGGTGACTTAGCTTATAGAGATGAGACTAGATTTCCTACAGGTCCATGGTGTAAAGAAGGTGATTTTGTTTTAACGCGGGCATACGCGGGTACTAGATTTAAAATTCACGGAAGAGAATTCCGCATTATTAACGACGACACAGTTGAGGGGGTTGTTCAAGATCCTCGCGGCTATACTCGCGCATAAGGAGAACTAAATGGTTACCGAAACAAAAGATGGCATTGTCTTTGAATATCCAGATGATAATGAAGTCCCAGGTACAACTGGCAATAAAGTAAGCGACGAAACAGAAGTTGATTTAAGT